CCCAGTTGCCCCTTTGAGTCATATTAAAGTTTTATCTCACAAAGAAAAAGATCAATGGGAATTGACAAGTAAATATAATATCGGCAAAAAGAAAGGCTAATTACACTATGAAAGTATTTCGTTTGAATGAAATGGCAGAACTGCCAGCATTTGCTACAGAAGGTTCTGCCTGCTTTGACTTAAAAGTATGTATTACTACTGAGACTAAACTGAAAACATATAGCCCACACAATAAAGAAATTACTATACCTGCTAAGCGTGGATCCGATGGCCGAGTCGTAGCAACTCTACATCCACAATTCCGCACACTAATTCCTACAGGGCTCATTTTTGATATTCCTAAAAACCATGTTTTAAAAGTATTTCCAAGATCAGGAATGGCGATTAAATATGGCATCGGTCTTGCTAATTCCACCGGGATTATCGATTCAGATTATGTTGAAGAACTTTTTGTTCCTGTATATAATATGAGTGATACACCAATTAGCATTTATCATGGTGATAGAATTGCGCAAGCACTACTCGAAGATATAAAACAATACACGCTCGTAGAACGGAAGAGTCGCCCAGAACAAAAAACTGAGCGTGAAGGGGGATTTGGCTCAACCGGAACTAACTAACACACACTCAGACAAGGAGAACTAAAATGACTACTAGCAATAAAAACGGTTTTGAAATTCGTCTTGAAGTCCTCAAGATGGCAAAAGAAATGATGGATCAGCAGTATCACGAAACGACTAACGCTTACTGGAATTCGATTAACACTCTTGCTGAGACTTGGAACAAGTCAGCAGCAGAACTTATTCAGCAGACACAAACAATGAAGCCTGTGATGTATACACCTCAGGATATCATGACAAAGGCGCAAGAGCTTTACGGGTTTGTTTCCAAGAAAGATTAAGTAAATATAAATAAAAGTGGGAATGCCAATAGGGTTCCCACTTTTACACAGCCGGTTAGATAACGGCTATTACTAAAACTCGCTTAATAAAGGAGAACATAAATGAATATTGAACAAATACTTCGTCAAGATCCACTATTTGTAGGATTTGATCGCATTTTTGACCGTGTCAATGCAGCATCAAAACTAACGACAGTGCAGAAATACCCTCCATACAATATAGTAAAAACGGATGAAAATACTTATCTGATCGAGCTAGCAGTTGCAGGTTTCGGTCCTGATGATGTTGACATTGAACTTTATGACGGCGTTCTTGCTATCAGCGGAAAAGTAGATGCATCATCTGATGATAGCTATATCTATAAAGGTATTGCAAATAGATCCTTCGAGAGACGATTCACTCTTGCCGACACAGTCGAAGTCGAAGGTGTCGATCTTCACCAAGGCATTCTAACAGTCAGACTGAAGAATGTAATACCCGAGGAAAAGAAACCACGAAAAATTCCTATTGGAAAACCAGTAGAGAAGCAGTTACTAACTGAATAAAGAGAAGGGGAGCTAAAAGCTCCCCTTTTTAATTATTTGCAAAATTTAAACCATAACGGTCTTGTCTATCTCGACCACCACCATATATTATAGTAGTATTAGGTGCTATTATACTACTTCTAGCATCAGTATTTCCACTGTTAGCAACAACAGATGCGGGTGTCTGTTGTCCGGTTGGTGGTACCGTAGATTGAATTACTTCAAGACTTCTTAAAATATTCTGAGATAATTCAATCATTTTTTCAGTTTGCGCCGTCAAAATAGCAGCAGTTTGACTTGTATTATTTGTAGCAATTGGTGATTCCGCTGTTGCTGCTGCGGCACTTTCTTGCATGGATACTGGATATTCTGTAGTTTGGCCTAGTACGTAATTTACTTTAGATATTGCGTCGGCCATTTCATCTAATTTTAGTGATGAATCTAAAATACCTTTACCAAAATCAATTTCTGGGCCATCAAATATACCTTCACCAACTTTACCTCCATTGGCCAAAGCATTTAATAACGGTAATGCTGCACCAAGATTTGTAGCTAATTTTTCAAAATCAACATCACCAGCGCCAACATCTATTGAACCAAATTTTTCTAGTGAATTTGCAATTTTTTCTATTGCATCAGCTGCTTTTACTAGATTATCTGCATCCGATGCTATCATTCTTATTTGTTCGAATGGTGAATCCTGACCAGAGAAGAAACCAAGTAATGCAGTTCCAACATTCTTTAAAGCTCCTACTAAGTTTCCTCCTGCGAAAGAACTCAAACCATCACCCAATTTACCCATGATATTAGTAAATTCGTCTACAGATCCTTCTGGAGCTAATCCGACAATTGATAGTAGAGTTTCAACTTCTGATTTAATTTTATCAGCAAAAGGCTCATCTCCTGTAAAATACGCAAGCGCTTCGGCTGCTCCGTCGACTACCGTAGCAGCCCCTTTACCTAACGCAAATGCGGCAAGACCAGTAGAAATACCAGCCATCACAGCAATAAATCCAGCAGTATCGGCAGCAACACCTTCCATCTGTGGAATTGACAGTAGAGTTTCAACCTCGGATTTAATTTTATCCGCAAAAGAATCTCCTGTAAAATAACCAAGAGCTTCTGCGGCACCATCTACGACTACTGCGCCACCCTTACCGAGCGCAAATGCAGCAAGACCTGTTGCGATGCCACCCATGACACCAATAAAGCCCGCGGTATTCCATCCAACTCCATCCAATTCGCTGATGGAAAGTAATGTGATTACATTGTCTTTAACTTTCTGTGCCCAGTCGTCAGTTGATATAAATTGAGCTAATCCCACAGCGGCTTGACCGATGCCGAATACCGCCAAACCAGCGCCCAAGCCTGACATGGCAAAGAAAAATGTGCCAGCTTCATCTAGTGCGCTTACATTTTCCGGTATTTCTTCACCAATAGAAAGAAGTGTCAGAACATTTGATTTAACCTGTTCCGCCCAAGTATCATCTGTTAACCATTGACCTATTCCCGCTAGAGATTGACCTACACCAAAAGCTGCAAGGCCTGCACCAAGACCACCCAGCGCCAAACCCACAGTACCACTTTCAAAAAGCATACTTAAATTACCACCAGCTTCATCTGCTATAGAAAGTAAATCAACGACATTAGATTTTAGAGTCTGCGTCCATTGATCATCTGTTATCCATTGGCCTAGTCCAACAAGACCTTGTCCTATACCAAACGCGGCAAGACCAACGGCAAGTCCAGTCATGGCAAGGAAGAAAGTTCCTCCTTCTTTTAGCATTTCTGCTTTTCCGCCGACTTCATCTGAAATAGAAAGAAGTGTTACTACATTATCTTTTATTGCTTGAGCATCAAAATCTGCAAACATTGCCATTCCAGCTAAAGCTGCAAGCCCGCCTACTCCTAGACCAGTGGCTGCTGCCCCGACACCAGATCCAATACCAGATGCTGCAGCACCGATACTTTGACCTGTTGAAGGTTCTGTTTGATTAACAATACTCGTATCGGCTCTAGGATTTTGTTGTAATGTAAGAATATTATTCAATAGACCTTTTTGATCTACCATTGTCCTATCAATAGATTCTAAAACCGATTTAAGATCGTCTAATGTCGCCATTTACTTAGCTCTTTCTTTTTCTTTTTGACTCTGTATAAATTCAATTAACATTTCAAAGTAAAGATCTCGTTCGTATGGAAATAAATTTTCAATCTCTGCTATACTATATTTATGGTGTTGAGCCATCCCGAATATCTTTTGGTAATATACAAAAAGATTAGTGTGACTCATGATTACATAAAAAAACTTTGCGTTCCTTGTATTGTAAATACCTTTTCAGCATTACTTGAATTTTTATAAGGCATTTCATGTCTTACTTTTGGCATTGTATCAAAGAATAGTTTAATTTTTCTTGTCACATCTGAATGAAGACTTTCTACAAATTCGTCAACTTGTTTTTTGGTAAAATCTTTAAAGCTATAAACTTGATCTTCTGATGCAAGCTTATCAATACATGATATAAGAATTTCATATGACTTTTCGGCTGACATATCTTTCTTGTCTAATATCGACGCAAAATCATCAATAGTAGGATACTTTAAAAATAATGTGTATGTATCATCAACTGGAATTTGATTTGTATGATTTTCATCTTTATGAACTTTTACGTTTTGAAGATCTAGTTTCAATTTGATTTTTTCTTTTGTATCTGGATCTTCAATTTCAAATTCAACATTATTATCAACGGATCTTGATCTAATATTAATTAATAGATATTCTAAATCAAATAGTGCTAATTTATCTATATCATAATCTTGCAGGCAATTATTGACAATCTGTTTAATTGCCATAACAATTTGCTCGGAATCCTGTGATTGTTGTGCAGTTAAGAGAATTTTTTCTTCTTTAACTGTAAATGGTCTATACTGAACCTTTTTTCCATTAGAAGGAAGTGTCAATTCATAAAGTGGTAACTCGATTTTTGGTAATGGCATTTATATCTCCATATTAAAAATTATTTCTAAACGTATTAAAGGTATTTTGTAATGCTCTAAAATCATTACGAACTGTTGTAAATGTGTTTATCGCGTCTTGTATAGAAGTCGGAAGATTTCTCTGTTGAGTTGTCTGGCCTCTAAAACCAACACTATTTAAGAATTCAAGTGTTCCATTTGCTCTTGATAAATCGGATATTACAGAACCGGGATTTGATGCAGTGAATGTAAATGCACTAGCATTAAAGTTTATATTCATGGTTTGTATTGAATCATTTGGAGCCCAAGAAAATGTTTTTCCACCAATTTCAGTAGGAAAAACATTTTTAAAGTAGTAAATATATGGATTTTCTAATTTACCATCTGTATCTGTTTTAAAGTGTGATATTTCCATGCTGCATGCGTAATCATCTTTGTATCCTATTTCATATGGTAAATGATCGCCTCCAATTTGTGAAAGAGATCCACTACTCATTGCATTATAATTTATTATTTCTTGCATCCATGAATGAAAAAATGAGATTACTCTATGCTCAGAATCCAACATAAAATTAGCATTAATACCCACCGCGGATAAATTCAATGGCATTGCTTCAGTAATACCTATTGTGTTAGGTACATATCCTGCAGAATTTATATTTAAAGAAGGTATTGCACAATCTGAACAAAAGAATCTAAGATCTGATTTTGTAATAAAATCATTTTTACGTGTAATTTCGGCGCTCGGCATAAGTGTCAAAACAAACAAATTCGATTTAGCAGGGCCGCCATACTTGTTCATTACTGACTTGAATTCGTTAATATTGAACATCTTATCTAGATCCTCTTATAATTTTCTTTGAGTCTTCCCAGACTTGAGTTTGCGTAGCACCTTCGAATCTTGCAATGTTTAAGAATAGAGCCATATCCCATTCAGAAGGATTGACATAAAGAAGTTTACTGCGCACATGATCGAATAGATAATGTTTGATGGCAGGCCTAAATTCTTTATATTGCGAGCTTGCACTTAAAATACGATATGAAATATTCAATTTGGTGCTTTCATCATATCTATCATTAGATGCGGTATCATAGAGAGCATCCATCAATTTGGCACGCATTTTGAAAGGTAAATAGTGAAAGTTGATTCCTAGAAACCCGCCTTGAGCTCTATTAATTGGAAATATAAGAGGTACTCTGTCATAGTATGGAAGTGTATCTTTATGTTTCGGGTCATAATAAAACATATACATCGAACCAATTTTAAATTGACCAGTGTTTTTAAATCTGTCTTTTTCTGCTGTTCGGAAAAAAGTAGTTTCATTTACCTTTCCAACTTCTTTCGCCTTTTCACGATACC